GCACTGTATAGGAATGACATCAGCATGGGACATGCTTGAAAAAAAATTGTGTCCTGAAGGAAAAGCGGCAGCGAAACGTAAATTCAAAGTTTATCCATCAGCGTATGCTAATGGGTGGGCTGTGCAGTACTGCCGTGGTAAGTTCCGTAAGAAAAAGGGGAAGAAAAAATGAAACTCAAAAAGGATAAATGTTGTTGCGGTGGCACAAAAGAAACTCCTTGCGTTTGTATGATTGAGGGTAACCAATGTTCCGCTACATCGCCAAAATGTCCATGTTACGCATTGCTTGACAAGCAACGTAGTATCAAAAAAATGGTTGCAGTGTGGTGATTCATTGGGTGACCGTTGTACTTGTTACGATACTCTTGTTATCAAGAACTTGAACCGTTGGTTCAAGGAAAAGTGGGTAGACGTTTCACGTAAGAAAAAAGATGGTACACATCCTCCATGTGGTCGTAGTAAAGCCAATAAATCGAGCAAAGGTTATCCAAAGTGTCGCCCAAGCGTCAAAGTATCGAGTAAAACTCCAAAGACCAGTGGTTCAATGAGTGAAGGTCAAAAGCGTTCGGCTACAAAACGCAAGCGAGCCAAAAAGCAGGGTGTTGGTGGTAAACCAACAATTGTCAAAATGCCAATTGTTGATACTAATGTACCCGGTCTTCGTATGGCGTACAACTTTGACAACAGTGAACCAGTTATTGGTAATCAACCATATGCTTGGGGTAAGGATGATAAAATCACTCAAATGACACCAAATGAGTATTTCGATATTTTACAGCGAGAAGCCGATGAGTTTGATTTACCGCCTGTACTAAGCAATGATGCTAAGTTTCGATGGGACGGTAGGCAATTTAACGAGCATGGTGGAAGTCGTGAAAATACTGCTCGTATTATTCAAGGAATTAAAGCGGGTATGCCAATTGGTATGCCTGAACTTGGATTTGAAAACGATAAATTTAGCGGATTTCAAGAGGGTGGACATCGAATGGAAGCCCTTCGACAAATGGGACACGGTGATACATCTGTACCCGTATTTAGGCACAATAAAATGGTGAAAGCAATGAAAGATGAAAAGAAAGACATGAAAGGTAAGAAAGGCATGGTAATGGTAATTGCCATTGGTGCTAAACCAAAGAAAGTCGGTGTAAAGAAGAAAAAGGACTAAATGATTGGTCAATGGAGAGGTCAATATGTGGGGTAGTGCATTTGTGGGCGATACCTATGATGTGCCTATTCATTTTTCTGATGAGTTCTCCAACATGGTCGTCAAAGCCTTATCTCAACACCCACATTTTTCATATGAAAATTTACCAGTCGAAGTTTCTTCTACTTTAATGATTAAAGAAGATTTAAAGAAATACTCGTTTGCAAAAAACGGTGATGGGTGGCTTGAATCGACATGGGGTAAAAGTGCAAACGATATTATTCGTGAGTGCCGTAAAGCCCGTCGTAACGATAAAGCCAACAAGCACCTGTATGATTCGATTATCACTGACGTGCGTATGCTCAAAGCAATGGAAGTTGAAGCAACCATCAAACAATTGACTTGGGCTGACGGACTTGATGAAGTTATCAAAAGTTTAGGACTTAATGATAAGTTGCTAAAATCACTGCGAAAGTTTGGCGAAAGTCGTTCTGTGAGCCTACAAAAAGCGTGCCAACAATTTTTGAAAGCCAATACAGTTTTGAATTTACTTAATGATAAAGTGGACTGGACACCCGAAGACCAAGAAGAATGGGTCAATGCTCACCAGTTGCAAAAAGATGCAAAGAAAATGTGGCGTAACGTACTCAAGCAAACAGATAATTTACCACACGTTGATGTTCAAGCACTTGAGTTTGCATCCGATGTTTTGGAAAAAGAAGGTCCATTATCGAGTCGTGAACTTGTACGGCGAGGTGTAGGTCATCTTGAAAAAAACATGACCGTCAATAAAATGGCATCTTTGCTTAAATTATATGGTGAAGAATACGATGTTTACAAAGCCACGTCACGAAGTACGTACCTCAAGTTTGGTTCTCATGGATTGATTATCAAGGATATATGGGGCTACATGGCAGGTTCTCTTGATTCTGATGGTAGCATCTTTATTTCAGAACGTGGTGACCCTCGTGTAACATTTGTTGCCAGTGGAAACATGGGTAAGCAATTGTGTGAAGATTTGCAAAAGGCTGTTGGGTGTGGTCGATTAGTAACTGACCAAAAAGTTGCAAAGAACACACAAAAATCAATTCATCGGCTTATTTTTTCAGCCAAAGATGACATTCGGCACGTACTAAAACACTCTATGCCTCACATGCGTTTGAAAGACTTGCAAGCCAAAGCAATGCTCGCATACGTTGATGAAAAGGATAAACTGCGTAAGAATGAGTTGTATCAATTGGTGACATTTACCAATTGGAAAGACCATCAAACCAAATCCGAATCGTTATTAAACAAATGGGGAGTAGACGCTGATACCATAGGTGGCTATGCGGAGGGATTGTGATGGCGGAAGAACAAGGACGAATCTCACGATTCCTATCGGCTATCGGAAGTCCATTCCGTCGTCGTGAGAGTCCCACACCAACTATGCCGCTTTGGTCAAGCGGTATTCAAGAACCTGTCATGGCGCAGGGTATTACGCTCCCTGCACTGTTTGCAGTAAGTAATGAATCACTTATTCTCCGTACTGTACTTTCAAAACTACGTCAAGAAATGTTTCGACGTGGGTACTACTGGGAGAAGCGTTTTACTGTTAAATGCACAACGTGTGATGAAGAATATCAACAAGAGATGGAAACATGCAAAGAATGTGGCGGTGCTGTACGCAAACCTGACATTGATGAATTAACATATCCGAAGTGGTTGTTTAAGCAAGAAAACAGCATGGAACAATCCTTCCACCATCTTCTTCACGAAGTCGAAAATGACCTCAACATTATTGATGATGCATTTTTGATTTTAGTAAAAGAGTATTTTATTGACCCTGAAACCAAAGAAGTACAATTTTATCGAGTCAAAGAAATGGTACGTGGTGACCCTATTTTCATGCGTATTGTTGCTGATAAGCGTGGTGTACGTGGTGGACGATACAAAACCTGTTTGATACACCGTGACCAAGTTAAAACCCATGCTGAAAATGATACGTGTGAGATATGTGGTTCCGACTTACATGATGTCCATTACGTCAATATGGCGGGTAGCGGTAAGACCCAGTACTTTGTTGAAGGAGAAGTACTGCATGTTTCAAAATACAATCCATCAAAATTGTACGGTCGCTCTCCTGTCAATACAATGTGGCGACAAGCCATGACATTGACGGCAATGGACAACTACATTTACACGGCATATCAAAAACGCCGTATTCCAAAGGGTGTCATATCTGTTACAACAGACAACCTTGAATCTATGAAGGCGTTTTGGAAGGCCACTGATGAGAAATTGGAACGTGACCCACACTACATTCCTCGTGTTGGTATCGAGTCACAATCAGGTCGTGGTGGTGTTAATTGGATTAAATTCATGGACACGCTTGAAGAAATGCAGTATATCGCTGTACGTGACGAAATACGTAATCGTATAGCGGCTTTCTATGGTGTATCATCAATCTTTATGGTTGATAACGGTAAGTCGGGTGGTCTAAACAACGAAGGTTTGCAAATTCTTGTCACTAATCGTGCTGTTGAGTTTGGTCAAAAAGTGTACACAGAAGTATTGTTCCCACGTCTACTTCGTCAAATGAACATTCATGATTGGAAACTCACACTTTATCCAAACGAAGAAGAAGATGAAATTACACGTCTACGACGAGATGAACAAGAACTCAACGTCGCACAACGCATGGCACAACTTGGATTCCAACCTGAACTTTTGGAAGACCCATCAAACCGTGATGTACGATTTGTGTATCGTAAACCACCTCCACCTCCAGCACCCGGCGGTGCGCCTCCACCCGGCGGTGCGCCTCCACCCGGTGGAGGTATGCCACCACAGATGATGGGTGGTCGAGGTATGCCACCAATGCCACCCGGTGGAGGTATGCCACCACAGATGATGGGTGGAATGCCACCGCAAATGATGGGCGGAATGCCACCACAATCACGACAACTCCCACCCGGTATTGCACCGCCACTTCAACCCGGTAGTGAAGGAAGAGGTATACGTAACCGTGGTCCAGTAGCACCACAACGACGTGGTACAATGGGAAGCGGTTCACCAATTTCAAGCGTTCAACAACGTGGTCCCGAACCTTCTATGATGCAAAATGTTTCAAACGCATTATTGAATGCTCGTAGACCAAGAGGGCGGTAAAACTCTTTAAACAAGTATACAATGACACTAACAAGAGGGGTTCTTATGGATTTATTAAAAATGCACCCAATGGCACGAAAAATGGAACAAGCGCAAAAAGCATTTGCAACTGCTTTAGAACAAGGTGATGGAAACCTTGCAAAACAACATTTGACAGAAGTACAAAAACTATCTGACTTTTTACTTGAAGACCTACAAACTGAAATCTTCAAGGCTGAAAATGCGGCTACAAAAACAGGTGCTCTCGACATCTATGTAAATGGAGTAGCCCCGTACACATTCCAAAAAGAAGACAACTACGTACCACTTATTGGTAACCGTCTTTCAGGAACAGTGCAAAGCCGAGTATCTCGTAGTAACTTCCGACCTGCAAGCGGAACATTTGGACGACGAGGTTGAGTTTTATGGCTGACAGCGATGCACAACAATTGATGAGTGTTCTTATTACAAAAATGGAAAACATGGATTCTGATTTGGCATTGCTTAAGCAAGAAAACGAGCGTCTTCGTGCAACCATTAACAATCCAAAAATGCTACTACGCAAGATGGGTTTAGTTTCTTCTTCTACTCCATTGTCAATGGATTTGGGTATTGACCCGCTTCGTGCTGATATGGAAAACGATTCAATTCTTAAGGGTGACCCAGTTTCATCTGTACCTCAATCTAATGAAGAGTTCCATAACATGTCATGGGAAGAAATTCATGAAATGGCACAAACAGCGAAAGAACAGGAGATGAACTAATGAAGCCCCGTCCAAGTGAAGCACCTTTACTTACAAAAGCAAGAGAAATTGAGCATCGTCTAAGTCAATTGGAAATTATCAAAGGGAAGTGCGATTGCCCCAAAGGAAAATGCGACTGTAAAGACTGCCCAAGTTGTGGTTCTAAGATGAACAAAGCGGGTGGTTGTATGAAGATGGATTGCGGTGGCAAAATGGCAAAAGCCGAACCCGGTTTTAAGGCTGAAAAAATCACAGACGTAAACCCTGCTTTCATGGCTGAATCGGGTGGACAAACCAAGAGTGGTTATTTTACCACCAACGGTAGAACCATCGAAACAGAAGACGCACCAAAGAAAAAGAAGGGTAAGGATGCAACTAACATGGAGCAACTTTCAACTCGTATGAATCCACATGCAGGTGGCGGTGTGGATAGGGAAGATGCAATGGGGGAGTCAAAGAAACTCAAAAAGGCATCAAGTAAGGCTCTTATGCGTGAAGCAAGCGAGCAAAGCCCAGTGCCAACAATTTGTCGTACATGCGGCGCAACACAACAAAGCGGTTGCAAAATGCCTGAATTGATGGGTGCTGACCTCCATGCATGTCCAGCATTCCAGCCGCTATGATGGCGGTGAAAGTATGTCGTATGACCAACTTGACATTGCAAGTGCCGATTTGCTAAAGTCGTTGGACGACAAACTTGACCTTGAGCGTAATGCGGCTGAATACATTATTGCATGGCAATCCATGCAAAAAGCACCAAGTGAAATTATCTATACATCGCTGTTTTCAATCGCTGATGCGATTATCAAAGAAAAAAAAGAAGAGGGAGAAGATAAGTTTGAGTATGAATACGATACTGGAACAGACACAGGTGCGGGGTTGCTTCTCAATACACAAGACACACAGGATGATTTGACAAACCACATTTGGGTCGATGGTTTACAACGTGGTAAGAAAAACGCTGACCACCACTCCGTGTGGCCTGTGTACCGCCCAACAGCAGGTCATCCATACAAAGAGTATCACTTTCCGTTCCACCCTGCCAATCACCCGCTTCTTCGTATGCATTCTGTAACAGGTATGCCGCACTATGTTGAAATGCTCCGAGCGCATACACTTGGTGGCTACATGGATGAAGAAAAAGAAATGGAAAAGGATTACTTAAGCGAACTTTCTAAAGAAAAACACCCGTTAATGTTTGGATTTCAGCCCGAAGGAACAGATAAAACATTCAAACTACTTGGAAGTATTTTGCAAAACGGCTCAATGCTTTCACATCAAAAAGACCTCTACCAACGTGATTTTCAACGATGGAAAAAACAAAACACAGAACGAGAAGATGAATATCTTGCGATGGGTATGACTCCAAAGGATGTTTTTCAAAAACTGCGTGAAGACCATTTTGAAGACCGAGCAAGGCAATGGGTAAGTGAAGATACAGTACTTGATGATAATTACAAAATTCATCCAACTGCATTAGGACATCACGGTTACATGCTTGGACTTGAGTGGTTGTCACCTGAAGAACGTACTGCGGTTATGAAAGGTATGCGTGAAGGTGTAGACGACAATCACTTGATTGAATTACCAAACGGTCAAAAAGTTCCATCGGCTCGTTTTACGCATAATGCGATTATGCGAAAAACACCTGAAATGAATTGGGCTGTACGAAGTCCGAGAATGTTAGGACGCAATGCTTCACTTCGATTAGAAGACAACGATACCGATTATGAAGCAAGCGAATCGGGTCGTTTCTTACAGTCGGGTGTGGCAAAAGGGGCGCATCTTCCATACGGTTCAAACGATGAGTCCATTGCTGACATTATCCTTAACGAAATCAATGAATTGTACGACGGAATGCGAGAAGATGGTGAAGATAATTACAAAACTCCAATGAAATTTTTACCACGACTCAATCTTCACAAAACGGGTGAACTTCCTGAATTGGAATGGGAACAGTTGAAAGATGCTGAACGAGCACAGTTTGGTAAAAAAACTATGGAAGTAGACCATGCGAGATTACCTATTGAAGACGTTCTGTATATGGCGGGTTTTCATCCTAAAACAAGAGAACTACTATCCATGCATCCTGTTTATGGAAAAATGGACGGACCGCTTGTACCGCTTGACTGGATTGAAAATATCGAAGAAGATGCTTCTTCGTCTATGAATTTGCATCAACAAGAAAAAAATATTCGTAAGCACTTATCGTTTTTGAAAGCCGTTCACGGTCCAGCACCGAGTGAAGACAAGCCTTCCTATTGGCGCACAAGTGAAGACGGAAGGCACACTTACGGTCTTGGTTCTTTTTGGTCAAAACCGTTTCAAGGAATAGGTGGTGCAGGTATGACATTACCTACGTACAACGAAATTATTCATGCTACTACTTCAGACGATGACAGTGTATCGTTGCTTGGTGAAATGCATGATTTTGGTAAAAGTGGTGAAAAAACCGTTATCGTACCAAATCAAAACAATGTTTCTTTGGGTGCTCACTTTATGCCTGAACATTCTCAACAACACGGTCACTACGATAAAAATGTTGAAAAATATATTTACCATAATGCGCCTAAACTCATTCAAAATGTTCTTTCACCATCAAATGTTTCACGACCATCACCAAGTGCTTCATCAAAATCAGGGTACAAAGAAGGCAAAACGACGAAGAACAATTTTACTGAACACAAATCATCGCTTTCAGCCCCGTATGAATATGCAATACGGCATATGACTGATGGTGAACGAAAAGATTTGTTTGAAAATCAACCTCACCTCAAAGCGTTCAACAGTGTACTTACAAGAAATCCATTCATACATCACGGCTCATACCGCAATTATGCGCCATATGGAAGCGATAAGCATATTGTCAATAATGCACAAGATATTCACAAACTCATTATGCAATTAGGTCGATTTAATCACTTAAACAACCCTACAGAAAAATCAGTTATATCGTTCAACGATTTCATACGAGATGCTCAACCAGTAAGTGGTGGTGAAACCACCGAAGATATGCTTGCGTATTTAGGGTGGGGTGTTCCATCACCATCGTTTGGAAAAGTCAAAGACTACTTGCAAAGTAGCGCACAACGTGAAGGGTTGCGTTTCTTAACTGAAATATCAAAAACTATTCAATCAACAAATCCGAAGGCTATCATGGAATACTTGGAAAAAGAAGATTTTGAAGATTTGTATCAACGATTGGGTTTTGCAAAAAATACAGATGCTCCTGTTAAACAACTTGTTGATAACTTCTTAGATGATGTGCTGTTTAACCTATCAAACCGTAGTCGCTCGTTTAAGCACAAGAAACCAACACTTCTTGATGCTGTTACAAGTGGTTTGAGTTTTGGTGGAGCACTCCCTGCATTTGAGCAAGAAGAAAAATTGCAAGCAGAAGTTGATGATTTGAATCAGCGTATGGTTGAGGCAGATGATATTGACAAGCCACTTATCCAACAACAACTTTCTCAAAAGGTTGCTGAATTAACCTCGCTTCAACAACAAGCCATTGAAAGCACTCAAGGTAAAATGACATCGCATTGGAAAATCGACCAACGACGTGAAGAAGACCTCAAGAAAGCACATCGTATGTTGGTAGCACAAGTTGCACCGATGATTAAAGAAAAAATGCTTGAGGCTGACCCTACCGCTTTTGACCCAAACGACCCGCAAAAATTCATTGACAACAATGCACGCATGTTCCGTGATGCACAACGATACATTACGCATGTACCGCACGATGTACACGGATTGCAAACACTTGGTTATGGTCTTTCATTTGATGATATAACGTACGACAAACCCCCTGCAAACGGTAACTTCCATCAAAACGTAGCATCGCATTTACAAGAGCATGGATTCCAAGTAGACGGTAACATGAGCGTGGAAGAAGTGCTTGAAGCACTGGCGTTACCAAAGACTCCCGAAATGAAAGAACATGCTCGTTCAATTATCGACAGGTCAAATGAAATGAACACACCATTGTTTGCTTCTACAGTCAATCAACTATTGATGCATGGTAACATAACGGATTTGCACAACAGTGACATTACACACCTTCACGATGAAAGTATACTTGGACAAGATGACAAAGACTTGAACGATGCAATGCGTTTCTCAAAGTTGGCTCAAGAAAATGGGTATCATGGTGCGCTCGATACCATTTATTCGGAAGTCAAGAAACCAAGTGCCTTCAAATCGTTCCCTCAACTACACTCATTGCCACGTCGTGTAAAGCAACTTATGGGTGGTTCATTCACAGCACTGGCTGATGCAAACGGATTAGAGATGGTTGAAAATGATGTACATGGTGCTCAACAATACAAGCGTGGTTCATCAGGAAAAGGTCTTCCTCAAATCGCCGCTACGACACGAAACAATTTGGACACGATATTGCATTACAATCCAATGGTTGAACAGGAAGGACGAATGGAACAACCCACAACTTCCATCAGTGCAAGACCCGGCATGACACAAGTGCCTGTTGGTGCGCCTAATCCTAACAATTACAGTATCTTTGATACGTTTGATGCAGGTGGACATCACGGTGGATGGCTCGCTGCGCCATCGGTTGGTGTTGATTTTACAGCCGATGGTCAAATGGTAGCAGGTACAAACGTCGAAGAGGGGCTGTATCATTCTGTACCACACGAACTTACCGATATGGTACATGGTAAAGATATCCGAGAACAGGTATGGGATAATGCCCCACCACCAAGAGAGAGCAATCTACCTATCTTTGGTCTTGACCCTGAAACGTTCCTACCAATTGGACAAGACCCAAACAAATTGGCTCTTAATGAAATGACGGAGTTTATTCAAGGTATGCTTAATCCTGATGAGTTGTTGATGAAAGAAGAAGACCCACAGTGGACTCCTTTGATTCGACCAATGCATCGCATCTTTGAGATGAGCGACTTAGAACACCTACGTGGGTTTAGTGGTTCATGGGTTGTATCAAAATGGTACGACGGCAAACGTGTCATGCTCATCAAGAACGGTGATGAAGTCACTGCCTTGAATGAGAAGGGTAAGAAGGTCGGTCTTCGCAAGAACCACCGTGAAGCACTGGTGAAGGTAAGCGACAAAAACTACGCTATTGACGGAATTATGGGAGATGAAGACCTCAATATCATTGATATTATCAATTACGACAACAATGACATCAGCGACATGTTGTTGTTTGAGCGTGTCAAAATTCTTCGCTCACAGTTTGAAAGCCACGAGAATGTCATTGTACCCGGACCACACGATACGAAAATGACAGACAATGAGGGCTTGAAAGAATCTGTCAAGCGAATGCAAGATGACCATGATAACATCTTGTTGCGTGATTCTAAATCGACATACATGAAAGGTGAGTATCGACACCCAAAGTGGATATTGTATCGACCGACTCGTGACTACAACTTCATTGTACTTGACCGACGAGGTAATGGACCGTACACATACCAATTGGGTGCAGGTCCACTGCTTGATGATGAAGGACTGCAAAACCGAGCCGTTACAATTGAAGGTAAGCACTACATGGACATAGGTACAGCACGACGTGAGCAAAAGGCATACAAGGTTGGTGACATTGTACGAGCATCGGTAAGTGGTATTACCAAGAAGACTCGTGGTGAGAAAAATGTCTACACCGTACAGATTCGTCAAATCGAAGGTGAGGGTGAGGGTGAAGGTCCAGCGAGCACCGAGTCGCTTGACTTGCTAACCAAAGGTTACCTACCTATCAATATCCCACACGACGTTGAATACGACGAGCATGGTTTACATGTTATTCTAAAGGACATTGATACTGTAACGTACCAAGTTGATGAAATCGGTGATATGTGGTACGTGCATTCTCCAGTGAGTACAATGGGCGATTTGTATAAAAACGACTACAGCGTAACACTGGCTGAAAGCCTACAGCCGTTTTGGAGTCCACTTGCCCCGCTTTTGTTTAGTGGCCAATTGCAAAAGGAGTCAAAGGTCGAAGACCTCGAAATGCCAAAGAAGCCATCACCAAAGCGTGTTGAGGAAAATTCAGTAGGTATCATCGAAGAAGATGATGAGAATATCTTACTCAAACCCGAAGACAAGAAAAAAGCATTGGAAGTTATTGTACGTACATTGGATAAACTTGCGAAAGAACGTATGACATGGACTGGACCGAAAGGACTGGGTATTGATTTAGGAACACCCGTCGAATCCCCTGCTGGCCCTACACAATTAACAGATGAAGAAAATCTACCTGACTATCATCCACGAGTCGATGATATTGAGCCTAAGAAAAAGAAAAAACCGCAACACTTCAAGCCTGTTGAAACAGATACCGAAGAGGGCGAACACCTTAGTTTAGAATTCAAAGACGATGAACCTGTACTTTCCAAAGTATAGTACGGGTTTAAATATGGTTACAAAGAATCGTTAGTTCAATGCTGACGCTAAAGCGACCTTCTATGGACATCACTCTTCTCAAGAGTGGGTCTGACTTGGTTGTTGCAGGTTATGCATCGGTTGAACTTGTCGATAAGCAAGGCGACCTTATTACTCGTGGTGCTCTAAAGGATGCATTTGACGGGTTCATGAAGAGTGAGAAGTACCGCAACGTACAACTGGCTCACTCAAACATCCAAGTTGGTGAAGTCTTGGATTCTTACGTAGACAGCAATGGCCGAATGTGGAAGTCCGAATGTGACGACACTGGCATGTTTGTTGTTGTTCAACTCCGCAATGATATTGAGAAGGCTCGTGAAGTAGCCGCCGAGATTCGCAAGGGTAACCTTCGTGGATTCTCAATTGGAGGACAAGCATTCAAGCGAGTGCGAAAGTCTGACAACATCAAAGGCGACTACCAAGAGATTTCAAAAATGGAATTGCACGAAATTACGATTTGTGAGAAGGGTATTAACCCTGAAGCACAATTCAGTATACTAAAGGAGGACACAAATATGACAAATGAAGTTGATTTGAACAGCGTTATGGAACGATTAGAAGCCCGACTTGATGCAATGGAAAAGGGAGAAATTCCTCCTCAACTCCGTGAGCATATCAAGGATAAGAAAGATGACGAACCAAAAGAAGAAAAGAAAGATGGTGAAGACATGAAAGAAGAAAAGAAAGATGACGACAAAATGGCGTACATGAAAGGTGAAGAATTTGGTGATGTAATTACATCCGAATACCTCAACTGGATGGAAGACACATTGAAGTCGGCTGGAGTCGATATTGGTACTGCTCGTGCTCACTTTGACGACTTGGCTAAGGCTCAACTTGGTGGATTCGACAACCCTGACTCCGTTGACGGTGCTGATTACTTTGGTGGTCAAGTTCGTGGACGAGGACAAGAAGGCGGTTCTCCTTCCACTGGTGCTATCTCCGCACTCACAGCAGGTGGCGGTAAGCAACCTGCCGGCGCAATGGGTCCAGCACAACTCTCAAAGAGTTACCTCAATGAAGGTAATGTTTCCCCAGCCGACATTGAGAATGCATACGAAGTATACAAGGCTGCATCTATGGAGCAAAACTTCCGTAACAACTTGGAAGCAAACTTTTCCCAGCGACTTGCAAAGGAACTCGAAATCGAGAAGCAAGAAGCAGACCGAAGCACCTTTGATGCTCGTGGACCTCTTGAAGAAGTCCTCAAGTCAATCGGTAGCCTCTCCGAGCGCATTGATAACTTGAGCACCGAGAGCCACACCATCGCTAAGTCTGCTTCCTCCGCAAATGTTGAGATACCATCAACCCAAGACTTGGGTAACATGTCATGGGATGAGGTACACAACCTTGCAAGCAAAACGTTGAGGGGAGCCTGAAATTAGGAGTTGAAGAATATGGCAAGAGATTACATCCGAAGCATTACAGACATGGAACGATATTACTACGGCGCAGGTAACGCCATGGGTTACTCCTACTCCGGTAGCGAGTTGCTCAAGGCTGACGCACCTATGCTGTCTACGACCGCAGGTACATACCAAGCAATCTACGGACGCAAGGTTTGGAGCCAGTTGAACCAAGAGTTCAACGCTTTCTCCATTCTACCAAAGCGACCGTGGGAGCGCAGTGGATGGCGAGTCATCACCGAGCGACCTTCTTTCACAGTTGGTGGCGGTGTTGCAGAAAACGCTACACTACCTGATACCACCAAGCCTACCTTCCAGCACATTGCAGCCAAGCCAAAGACAATTGTCCACACATTTGACATGAGCGAAACTGCAATGTTCCTTGCTGACAAGGACGATGGACTTGGTGACATCCGAAGCATCCTCAAGGAAGAGATGGGTAAGCACCACGCTGAACACATCAACCGAATGATGACTGCTGACAAGGCAACCACCGCAGGGAACGATTTCGAGTCTCTCGACCGTGTTACTACTGGAGCATCCGCTTCTGCTAACGAGGACATTTACAGCATCGACCGAAGTGCAAACTCTTGGTCCCTCGCTGAACACAACGAGAACAGTGGTACAGACCGTGTGCTCTCCCTCGACCACCTTGACGACCTCTTCCAAAAGATTTGGACTCGTGGTGGTAACCCGAAGGTTATCCTTACTGGATATGACACACTCATGCGTCTACAGCAACTCCTCCAGTCGCAACAGCGATTCATGGAAGAGAAGCGTGTCACCCCTACCTACAACGGTGTAAAGGGTGTACCCGGTATCGAGGCAGGTTTCATCGTTGCAACATACAACGGTGTCCCAATCATTCCTTCCAAGGATGTACAAACTGACACTCTAAGTCGTATGTACTTCCTCGACACTGACTATCTTTACTTCTCTACTGCAATCCCTACGCAGTACTTTGAGTCCGGAATTGAAACTGGCGACCCATTCGCTATCAACCGTCTTGGACAAGAAGGTATGTACCGCACAATGGGAGAACTTTGGACTACTTTCTTTGGAGGTCACGGTTCCGTTCGGGATTTGAAGTGAGAAAAAAATTACGGAGATGATGAAAAATGGTAGCAACAACAACAACAACAGAAAAAGGTCTAAGCATCAAAGTCGCTGATAGCGATTTTACACTTGTAGACATTCTTGTGGATTTGGACATGAGAACAGGAACACCAGTTGATGAAACAGGTTGGTTGAGTGGTAACGCAGGTGGTTCATACCCCGGTTCACTCACTGGTTTCACTGCACAAAACACCGATGGTAACGCAGTAGGTAGTCTACGAATGGTTACTTTCACAGTAAACATTGTACAAGCAACAACCGTTGAACCTTTGGTATTTTCAGCAGGTGCATCGAAAATCATGGGAATTGTCGGACTCGCTTCCGCAACTTCCGCAAAAGATGTCACAGCAACAATGACCAACACAGGTAACGCAGGTGCAGATGCAACAGTCGCACCTCTTGCAACAACTGGTTCATTGCCTTGTCTTATCTTGGAATCAGAATCGGCAAATCAAGTAGTACAGGTAACTGTACTCCTACTCAACTGATGGTGAGGTTCCTTGCCCACGGTAACCTACACTGGTCCGTTCTTTGAACGAAGACGCAGGGATTCACCTGAATCATGGATTCGGGAAAAGTCTGTACCAGTAACCCAAGAGTGGCTCAATGAGTGGCGACATTCGCTTCCATTGAAGCATTTCAGGATTGAAGGTGACGAAGGAGTTACCGTGGACGGTGAAAATGATGGCATTCCTGACTCCGGATGGAGTCGAAAGGATGTACTCAATTGGTTGGATGAACAAAACGTTGATACACCAAGTGGGTACATGACCAAAACGAAGGCACTTGAACTCGTTGAGGCACATCTAAACCCGTCCGAGGAAGAGGAAACAACAGAAGAAATTACAGGAGATGAAGAATAATGGCAGTAACAATTGACCCACGACCAACCGTATTTGGTGACCGAATGATAGTAACAGGCTCATACGCAGCAGGTGATAATGCAATCGACTTAAGCAGTATGCTCGCAAGTATTGACTTTGCAGGTGCAAATTCAAGCGGTCCTATTGACTCACGACCTATCACAGACACAGGTGGTACGAACGACGAACAGTTTGTAGTATTTGGAGTCGATGTACGAATTGATGGTACAACCGTTCGCCTTGCGGCTGGATTGGCTGATGCACCAGTCATCAATACAGCACCAACACAAGCGGGTACTTTCATTGCAATCGGTCGTCGCTCTTGAGGTGACGACACATGGCATCACTAACTAAGGTTGGTTCAAAGATTATTGGACCTCTTTCACCAAAAGAGTTCAGTGACTTGAGCACGTTGGAAACAACCATCGACACCGCTATACAAGCGGTAAGCGATGCGAGTGCAACCAACGCAGTGCTTGGTACTGAATGCATTACGGTGCTTGGTAACACGTTTATCGTCGTTCTTTACCAACTCGCTTGAGGTGAGTAGGTGGGATTCGAGGTACGCAACATTGACCTAAGCGACATGGCTCGTGCTGGTAAAGAAGGCGTACGCTTTGACGTGAGTAACGTAGCCGACAAAAAAGACAGTCCCTTAGCAGGGGTAACGAGTGCTCAACGCAACCGTAATCGTCATATCGGTGATGTGCTTAACATCGGAGCAGGGACACGTTGCACGCATTGCGGCTTTCTTCACTTTCTGTGGAGAGAAACCTGCGGGGCTTGCGACAAACCTATGGAATACAACTTAGGCCATCGAGATGAAACCAAACGAGCGTGATTTAATGAGTAAAGTATTTGTAAAAGCAATAGCACCACACCGACAAAAGGTGTTGCAAGGCGACAAAGAGATGCGCTTGCAACAACTTGCAAACCGAATGATGGCTGACCAAATGCGTGAAAGCGGTCAAAGCCCTACTGGTGACATGTTCACACAAGGCCGTGACAAACTCATGAGGGACATGGTGATGAATCCTGAAGCCCACAATATCAAGTTCATGGGCGAAAGAGTACCCTTTGAGGGGCAAACTTTGGGAAGTTCGCTTAGTGAGCCTGACGTAGCAGGGGAGCAAGCGGCTATTGATGATGAATTTAAAGATGGTGAAACGCTTGAATCAAACAACATGATGCGTGATACAAGAAGTGCTGAATCCTACAAGACTGGTGATACTTCACCTCAAATTGGTGATGAACGATTTTTTCCACCACCTCCTGATAGAACTCTACAAGACAAACTTATAGCGGATAACATCTTATCTGAAATTCTTGACGAAAAAGGCAACCTAAAGCCTGACAATCAATTTATGGATAGGGAAGAAGACGAGGAAGATGACGACCGCCCACAAAGCGAGGACGACCTCATGGACCGTATGGCTCGAAAGGCTGTACACCACATCAGCAGTTTCCGTGATGCTTGGATGGTGATAAAAAACGACCCGTATGATTGGCAAGGTCAAGAATACGACACACATTGTCCAAGATGTAGCAAAGGTATTTATCGAGAAAATGAAGACGATTTGTTATTCATTCGTGAAATGGGCATGTGTACCGATTGTGCAATGAAGTGAGGGAGGAGTATGTATGCCAGTAGTATTCTCACCCGGTGAACCTGAAACAAGGCCACTCGACCCGACTGCTACTGCGTACACAACCGCCCAAAGAGTTGCTGACCTCCTTGACATTGGACCGCAAGAAGCCATACTGATGTCGGCTACTGCTGATACCAACGCTGTGTACATCACAGGTACGGACTTTCGTAATCACGGATTTACTATTGGTGATAAAGTACGATTATACAGCGATGCTGACCCATTCGGTAAAGAAGACTTGGAGATTTCAGACATAGGACCAAGCACAGGTGGTGACAGTGCGGGTACAGGTCACGTCAAAATTACGTTTACTACTTCACCGATTACTGTTTCAGAATACGAAGTAGCCGACAATGGGTACGTACAAAATCAAGCCTCGTTTACCAACGGTAAAACACGAGGTATGACCAAAGCCAAAGTAGACCACGTTATCCTCAAGATGCAAGACCGCATTGATAACGTAACACACAACGCTTGGCGACCATACTTGGTGAGTGCCGAATACATTAACTTCGATACCTACAAACCATACCGACGACGGTACTATACAGATTATGTTGGTACTGCACCACTTTTGTTCCGCAATGTTCAACAAATGCTTCGTATTGAGTTGTGGCAAGGTGATGACTATCGAGAGATATGCGGTGCGGAGGCACGTATTAAGTTTGATGATGTGTCTAATCTATCGAGCGCAGGTATCTATATCTCAACTGGTAACGGTAGTGTTGCATCTCTTGAACAAGGCACTGGTTCAGGACAATGGCGTGACGATTTTGATGCTACAACTGTTGCTCAAAATTTTGCGGATTTGGTAAACAAGGAAGACCGTGTAAACAAA